GATGGAACAGAATGCAGTTGGTCTATAAACTGGGAATCCCAATCTGACTGTTGCCTTCATTACCATAATATCTTTTACAAAGTTCTCATCGTGTGAATCAGACATTGCAACTTCCATACCTTGTCTTGCGACAATATGACATGCTTGTCCACCACCGAATACACCAACTATTGCAGTTCCAGCTGGTCTTGTTGTATCAAGAACTACTGGTAATCCCCAAAGGGTGTTACCGACAGCTCCACCGAATTGTCCTGCACCAACGAATAGTGGATTCAATGAACCACTTGTTGTTACTGCATTGACTTCGGTTACAACTTGATACCAGTCTGAAGGGTGCATAACTATTGCATCTGGGCTTAGGAAGCTATCTTTTTGTATTTCAGTGATTGCTTCATAAATTTGTCCAATTCTCTTTAGGTTTCCACTAAATGAACTGAAGTCAAATGTATTGATTCCAGAAACATTTAATATACCTGTCAAGTTTGAACCAGAACCAGAACCAGCCATAATCTGGTCTGTTACTGATAGTTGAACCATTGTTTGTAATCTTGAATCAAGATAACCCTGTACTGCTGAAACATCAGCAAGTAACTCTTCAGTAACTGGTAAGAATGAACCAATTTTTCTAATGTTCTCTGTCTTTTCAGTAAATGCTAATGCATTTTCTCCAAGAGCTGAACCTTCAGCTGTTGGTGCAGAGTTGTTAGTAAATGTGGTCTCTTCTAGGTACTTGTATTGAAACTGGTCAGTATTGATTGTATCAATTAAGTCCAAAATAGTATTTGGATTTCTGATTGCAGTTGGCACTACTAAGTCCGACCTTGTTACTGCTGGTGGGTATCCAGATTCTGTAAGAGTTGTTTTAAACTCATACTTCGGATTCCACTTTAACTCAGATGTGATGTTCTTGAGACCAGAGTCCATGTAACCTTTGTAGGCACTTGACTCTGTTAATTGTTCTCCGACAGTTTTGTATGATTCTTGAGCTTCTACTGCTTCAGTATGTATTGCCTTTGGCTCTACTGCTTTACCAGCTTCTAGCTCATCTTCCATAGCTTTTCTCTCGGCTTCAATTTGTGTGGCTTCTTTTACTTGTGTAACAAGTTCTGCCATCTTCTCATTTCTCTTAGCCCACTCTTCTTTTTTCTCAGAATCGAAATCTACTGCTTCAAATTCTTTGTACTCATTAAGAGTGTTCTCTCTGAGTTCATGGAGTTCCTTCTTTAGCTCATCTAATTTTGGCATAAAGTATTTCTCCTATATTTCTGGGTCATAGCTCTCAGCTAAAACCCTATTTGTTTCCAACAATAATGTCGTGTCATCAATTTCATCTTCTTCATCAACTTTAAGTTCATCTGGAGCTCCCACATCAATGTAAGTACTCAAGTCTTGATATGCTTCTTGCAAAGCATCTTGAAGTTCCATAAGTAGATTTGTTGAATTATCCGACAATGTTTTTTCTTTTTTGAGTCTCAAAGCTGTTAGCTCTTTGAATCTCTTTAGAAGAGCAGACAAATTAGTAAGTAATTGGTCTGTCTCATTTGTTAAAGTTAAACCAGAAGTTCCTTCTGACTTTTCTTTGACACCTACTGTGTATGTGTTTTGATTAGCTCCCACGAGAACTGGGCTAACTTCCCATACTTTTAATTCATTTAGAAATCTTGCTTCTGTGTCCATACCATCTTTGGTAAAAGTACCATTCTCACTATCAACAACTTCATATCCAAATGACCATTGTTGTAGGTCTCCCATTGCTTTGACTGTTTCAAATGCATCACGACCATCTTGAGTATCCATGATGAACTGTCCTTTGAACTTTGCTTTTTCTCCATCTTGAACTATCTCTCCACGACCTATTGGTTTTTTCCAATCGTGAGCCCATACCATTGCAACACCAGCATCTCCATAGCCAGACTTGATTGAGTTTGGCATGACAACATCGCCATCTGAATCTATTTCATTGAATACTGAGAATACAGCTTCTACTTTACCTTCTACTTCATTAGTAGTGGTTATGTCTATTGTTTTAGACTCCCATTTTTCTCTATCCATTTTTATATCCTTCTCTCGTGATAAATTAAAGTACACCGACAGTTTATCACTTCTCCTGCTAAAGCACCATACTTTGAGTCAGAAGGATAATCCATTCGGCTACCACCTATGATAAACTGTTCTTCTTGATTTATCTCAGTTCCATCAGCAATAATGTGTGAGTCTCTTACATTACCATCTCGTACTGTAAGCCACTCTTTTGTAAGTATCAATCCAGTTTGTGTCGCAGATTGACTCATTGCAAAGTTTGATAGTGCAGAACCTTCTGTTCTTGCAATACCCATAGCTCTACCTAAGTTCTTTTTACCAATTACATTAGATATATTTCTTCTAATGTAATCTTCTGCTTTTTTACCAGTAAGACCTAAATCAGCTACTTCATCAAAACTCTTACGCAATGCTCTATTTAGATTATCTTTAGCAGTCCTACTCATATCTGGTAAGAATGTATCAAGTCTATTTTGTACAAATGCTTTTGCTTCTCTATCAAATGCTGTTCTGTTTACTGGTAGTCTTGCTCCACCCCTTCTTCTTGGATAGAAACCATCTTCAACTATTTCTTTTCTAGGTTTTCTTCTTCTTGCTCTTGCAATGCGTTCTTGTTCAGCTGGTGTATAAACAGTATTATCCTTTTCATCTGGCAAAAGATAATCAGTTTGGAAAAATGCAAAGTCAAGACACATAGATTCATATACAGCTTCTAAATCTTCCTTCCACTGTGTAGTTGTTAAATCTATCTGATTATTTACTAATGCTTGTATTCCAACTATTGTTGGTGGATTCTCTGCAAGGAACTTGTTTATTGTTTTTCTTTGACTATCCAGTAAGCCAAAGTATTGTCTTGCTAATGCAAAATCCCAATCTCCAATCAGCTTCTCATAACTTGATTGCACTTCATCTCTTGATTGCTTTGTTCTAAATCTATTTAATCTAACTTGCCACTCAGAGTTTCTGAGTAACTCTCTTCTCTTTACTAACTCTTGTGCTGATTCAAATGCTTTTTCATCTCTGATACGATTTACTTGTCTCTCTGCCCACTTCTGTGCTCTCATGCGATTACTTCTATCTAGGTCTCCACCCCAGAGCAACCAAGCTACTTGACCAGCTGTCATTCTTCCTTCTCCACGCAGATACTCATTTGCTCTTGGAGAATCTAAATCAGATACATGTCTCTTGAACCATGCATTCATTCTTATTACTTTATCTTCAGATATTTGACCATCTCTCATAAGTCTGGCTTCTCTCTTAGTTCTCTCTACTAATCCATCTCCAGCAAACTCAAGATTATCTAAACCACGCTGTGCATTCTTCCGAATGAACTCTGGAACAGTACCAACTTGTTTTCCTTCGAAGGATTTGGAACTCAATGGGTGGTTGCTTGGAAGCAAATCCCTATCGTAAGGTGTCCTTCTGAACTTACCATTGCGTAATGCATATAATAGTCCATTGACTCTTGCTAATGCCCATTGGTCTGCTGAACGAACATTACCCCTTACTGATGCTGGATTTGTTCTGTATGCTCCAATTCCTCTTCTAAAACATGCTTCCAGCATTCGAAAGGTTGCACGATAGCGTGGATTGTCTGCGTTATGTTCTTCTACCTTGTCTCTAAGTATTCGCTCAATTCGAGCAGAAACTTGCTTGTTCTCTTCAGTCCTAAAATCAGCAATTTTTCTAAGTCTGCTAACTTCAATTTCAACATCTCTATCAGTTTCACTATGACCTCCATTCTCTAATATTGCCCATACTCTTATGTTTGCTGTCTCATCTTCTCTATTGAGACTTTTGATAATTCCATTTGCGATGCTTGGTTCTTGTGGTGGTTTAGGTATCGACCAGCTTACTGCATCTCCAATACTTAAATCTTCAAGCTGTGCCATAGGTAGTTCTATTAGCTGGTCTTTGATTATCTTCTAATGCTTGTTCGTATCTTGCATGAGTAGAACAAGGCATATAGACTGTGTTACCATCTCTGTCTATTGTATGAGTTCCTTCACAACCTAACTCTTCTGCTCTACTCTCAGCTTCTTCTTTTGTTGTATAAGTATCTCTTGCAACGATTGCTTTTGGATTTTCACTGAATCTTGATATTTGTTCTAATCTGGCATTTGCTAGTTCTCTTGTTGGGTAACAACCCATATTCCTACCAGACACTTCAGCAATCACACAAAACTGATTACCTATCTTCCTCACTACCTTATCTTCAAATCTCTTTTCTTCGTTCTCTTCCATATCTTCTGTAACAACTTCTTCTGTTTGTTCTTCTGCTTCTTCTGTTTCTTGTTCTGGCATCTCCATGTCTGCTTGTGTTGGTATTACAGAGTTTGATACATAATAAATATCTTGACCTTCGTTAGTTGGTAGTCCGACTTGACTTCTTGCTTCTGCAATAGTTATCCAACCACCTTGAACTCCGATGTTCAGTTTTTCATACATTTCTCTCTCATCAGTCTGCAAAGCTCTTACTTCTGAGAAGTCATACTTTGCAGATACATTCTGATTCTCTGTATAGTCTGGTATCAAAACTTGTTGTGTTAATTCTTCTGCAATCATTCTCCATAATGGAATGAGCTTTTGTTCTGTAAAGAACTCTCTGAGCTCTGATGTATTATTATAAGTTGCTCTCTCAAGTCCAGCACCAAGTCCAGCTAAGATTGCTGGTACTCCAAGCACTGCTGATATTCTCTCTTCTGGAACTCTTCTCAATGCACCAATATCTAAATCTTTTGGAGAGAAAGCTAACTTCTCTACATTCATTGAACCAGATAGAATCAATGGCTTACCTTTGTTTTTGCCACCAACCTTCTGTTGATATGTTCTTGAAATCTGTTCTGCTTCTGTTTCTGTTAGACCATAATCATCTTTTGGTGTAATCAACACTGATGGTACACCAGAGTTTGCAAGTAGAGCTGTTGCCATCTGTCCAGCAGACTCATCTCCATAGATTTCTCTTAATACTGTTTTCAGTGGAGAGTAACCTTTTTTATGGTCTTTTGGGTCAAGTCCTAACTTGAAGTGAACCATGTTCTCATTGTTGATGACCATAGTTCCATCATCTAATTGATATTCATATCTTGTTACTAAACTCTCTTTGTCTCCTTTTGGAGTAACTTGCTCTGGCATCAATGGATATAATGCGACTAACTGTCCAGCTTCATTCTTCATCTTCATCAGATATGCATTACCAGATACATGCATTGCATTGATTATGTATTGTTGAATACCT